ATATTTCTTTATATTAAACACTAATATATATTGTATCCAACTTCTCGTGGAAAGTCAAAACGAATTTTCAGAAATGGACATTTATAAATGTCCAATTCTGAAATATAGGATATACTTTTTTTGGAAGAAAATGAGTTTTTTCCTTATGCAGTGAAATGCTTTAAAATGAATTCTTATATTATTAGTAGGTTACCATAATATTTTTATTGTGTAAAAATCCCGGCATTTTTTTTGTCACTCTATTTTAGGAAAAATGAATGACAAAAAGATGCCAAAAAATGCCGAGAAATATTATTGTGAAATGTGTGATTTTAGATGCAGTAAACTGAGCAATTTCAACAAACACAATTTGACTGCAAAACACAAACGAGTGACAAATAGTGACAAAAAATGCCGAGACGGCGTGCAAACCATAATAGGTTACGATTGTCATTGTGGAAAAACATATAGTTACCGACAAGGTCTCCACCAACATAAAAAAAAATGTATAGTACAGTTAGTGAAACCGAATAGTTTGGATGAATCAAATGATTTACAGCAAAATGGAGTGGGAGACAATAAAATATACTTATTGATTGATGAAATGCGACGAAAAGACGAACAGCACCAAAAAGAGCGTGCGGAACATAAAAAAGAAATATTATTACGTGATGAGGAGCATAAAAAAGAATTATTGAAATTAACCGAACAGATTTCGAATATTTCTACAATTACAAATAACACAAACACCACAACAAATAACAATAAATTCAATTTAAATTTCTTTTTGAATACACAATGTAAGGATGCAATGTCCATACAATCTTTTATGGAGAATCTACAATTAGGAGGTAAGGAATTGGAACACATGGGTGATGTTGGATATTTAAATGGAATGATTGATATTTTCAATAATACATTAGGTAATATGGACATTTATAAACGACCCTTACATTGTACGGACCTAAAACGCGAGGTTCTCTATTTTAAACAGGGAACCGATTGGGAAAAGGATAGTGAAGATAAACAACACTTGAAAAAATTAATAAAAAACGTGGAATCAAAGAACTATTACAATTTGCAGGGTTGGCAAAAAACGTACCCTGAATCCCGAGAATGTGATACACGGGAGAATCAAAAATATATGAAAATAGCAACGGAAGCATTGGGTGGCGACGATACAAATAAAGATAGTATGTATTTATCAAAAATAATGAAACATATAATAAAGGATGTGCACGTAAAATAATTAAAAATGAAAAGATTTTATACTGGGTGGTTTGAGTAGCCGTGCTTCCCCAACAGTTTTACCTTTACGAACGTGTTGGACAGGTAGATAGCTAATAGTAGTTTTTGATTTGTTATTATTAGAGAATTGTTTACATAGTTCTGCGCCATATTTAATATGTTCTTCTGTAATTTCGGTTGTATTTTCCAAAATCACATAAGGAGATGAGTCATTATGTAAATGAATCCAAATATCATCATTCTCCGCGTCATTTAATATTTTCCAGTTTGAGTATGCATTGCGCCCCACAATATATTTAATACTCTCATAAATTTCAATATGTACTTTAAAAACCATTATTATAAAAACGATTTAAATATTATATATTAATCAATTTTAATAATATATAATTATGCATAGTGTAATCATATTGGCAGGTGGATTTGGAAAACGAATGGCGGAGTCATATCCAAACACGCCCAAAGTGTGTATAATGTTAAAACACAAACCAATGATTGTACATTTATTACAAAGTGTATTGAAAACCCAACCGAGTAATATATATATAGTTGTAGGTAAATCAGGCAAGATTATACAAGAAACAATAGAAAATTATATTACAGATAAAGAAGAAATGTCCATTATTAAATATGTGATACAAGGAGCAGCATTAGGAACGGGTCATGCAGTTCAGGTGTGCGTAACTGAGTTGTATAAGGTGCAAAACCAAGACATACTTATATTATGCGGGGATGTACCACTAACAAGCAGTTATACATTAAATGATATACTAAAAAAAAAAAATAATATAATTGTTACAACAGAAAAATATAATCCGGCGGGAATGGGGCGAGTTATAATGAACGACAAAAAAATAATAAAAATTACAGAGGATAGGGATTGTACAGAAGAAGAGAAAAAAATAAAAAAGGTAAATTGCGGAATATACAAAATAAATGGACGTTCACTTTTCAGTAATCTATATAAATTGGAAAATAATAATGCAGCTAGTGAATACTATTTAACAGATATTGTTGAAATATTACACAAGAATGAACAATATATGAATGAATATCTTATGCCTTGTGAAAAGATGTATGAAGTGCTTGGAGCAAATACAATAGACCAGTTACACGAATTGGAACATTACATGTAATGCAACCAAATGTATAAATCCGTGTAATTATGATGTAGGTGATTGGATTTCCAAACATCAGTTGTGCGTGAGTTATTAGGTAAATAATAATATTCGTAGTCGCCGTAACGGACGAATGGAGTGTCTTCATTTATCATAATATAGTTATGCATCCTTTGTTTTGTAGTAACATTGAACATTACAAAATATACAATCAAGGCACATAGAGTTGGAAACATATTTATTAAATAATAAATATGTATCGTAGTGTTTCAATTTTAAGCTCGTGTGACGGGTTTACGAGTAGGTCGCGGGCGACGATTTTGCTGCCATTCGTCGGGGTCATTATGTTGGTCAGGACTATCACCGCTGCGCTTCTCGCGCTCCTTTTCGGCCGCATAGCGAATTTCACACATTAGATTTCCTCCACGTATACCACAAACATTAACAGCGTGATACTCGTGTTTACCTTCGTGGGGCTTCACCATATCAAATTCAACATATTCACCCTGTACGAGATATTTATATTGTGAGTGAGTAATGCGCAAATTACTATAATGGGCAAAAATGTCAGTTGATTTGTAATCACCCTCGTCGAGTACAGTGACAAAACCATATCCGGTTTTGGTATTAAACCATTTAACTTGACCAGTAACTTTCTCGGCAATGGGAGCAGACATTTACTTATATATATATAATATTAAAACTCCTTTTATATTAATTTCATTTAATAATTACTTCATAATCAATTGTTTGGTTATAATCCAGTAAATAGCAATATTTTAATATTGCTGCAATATATTCAATGTCGCAATCATAGGGAAATTTTATCTTTTCGTCAATCAAATATGTGTGACAGGGATTATATAACGAATGTGAATATTCATTTGGTAAATTCCATGGTAAATCGTTTAAATGAAATTTTAAGAAAACAAAACAAAGGGAAATTAAATCATCCCTGACACTTGGACTATTTCCTTGATGTACAAAATGGCTAACATATAAAGGTGACCCAGTAATGCTGTCATTATCAATATTTGGAAGAAATCCGTCGTCACTTTTGTAAAAGTTGGCCATACCAAAATCAATAAATATAATTGTATTATTATAAATCATAATATTGTCGGGTTTAATATCTCTATGAATAATGAAATGTTCGTGTATAAATTTCATAACGTGCAGTGACTGATAAAACAAATTTTTGATAACGGAAGATGTATTATGGTTTACAATAAAATCGTTTAAACTTTGTTCATAATACGGCATTACCATTATAGGATTATTTTCCCAAATACCATAATAAAAAATAGTAGGGACATTATTGCATTTTTTATTGTTCAAATAATGTAAAATGGTGGATTCTTGTTTTAAAACATTATGTTCGTCATAATTTATTTTGATGGCAACGGGTTGTTTATTCTTAATTTTATACCCTTTAAAAACAATACCGAACCCCCCTTTACTTATAAGATTTTCAATAATATATTTGTTATTTACATTTGTTGTCATTATAAAATTGATATAAATATATATTTATATAGTATTAAAAAAACATGGAAGAAATATTTGAGAATGCTCGTCAAAGTGGAGAATGTGAAAGTAACATAGATATCAATGATTTATTAGAAACACTCGAAAATGTAAATATAAATTATTTGGAAAACAAAACAACAAAACATTTATATGATGAAATGATAAATATATTAACTGAAACGCGGACGCGTGATATACCAATAATAATGGAAAAACTAATGAAATATCGTTATGTGGATGAAATAAACGATTTATTAAAGGGACGAATGGTAAGATGGATAAGAACGGGTGGAACAAATAAGTTAACCAATGGAGGAATGGTTACAAATATAACGTTTACAAATAATGGTATAAATGTACAAATAATGTCTTGTAACCGTCGTTTTATTAATTATAAGTTTGACGAGTGTATAACATTTCAAAAATTAACAACACAGGAGGAGCTTATATTAATGGTAAACGAACACATCGACGAAGATTAATATTTTTTTCGAGTAAAGTTGGTCTTAATTCTATTTTTTTTAGTTTTATTATTATAATTCGAGGTATATATAAAATCTTTAATGTAATATAATAATTTTTTTGACGTTTTTTTTTCGTTTTTAATATCGTAGGTGTATATTTTTGGAATATATTTTTTCGCGTGATTAAATTCAAACCAATCGTATAAAAAAGAAATATAATTATGTTTTAAAGTAGATAATTCAACGCACTCTTTTCCAACTGTCGAATCAATAAATCGTGAAATAATAAGATTTATTTGTAGACCGTGAAAATATGCTTTGGGTTGAATATAATAGACCTTATTATGTATCATTTCCTGATGAAAAGAATCATCAATAAAACAGATTTCGGTACTTTTTGGTATCATTACACAATTAATAAAATCATCATACGTTTTATTATGACCCGTACGATTTGGTTCAATGCGTTTATTTTTAATTTTGAATGCATAAATAATTCTATCAAAAATTGGTTTTTTCAGTTTTAATTTATATTCAATATAATCAGTAATATATGTTATCCAGGGCGTTTCGCATTGATTATTTGTATATAAATATAGATGAATTTTGTTCGTATCTTTTTTATGGTTTAAAAATTTTAGTATGTTCAAAATGTTACATCGCAGAAATTCTGGATATAAATCAAATATTTGGAAAAAAAGTTCATTTTTTTTGTTATAATTTTTATCTATAAAGCGATTTACACCTTTCCATAAGATATGTAAATGCGAAAAAGAACCAATTGTATCATCTAAATCAAACGTAACTACCTTTTTATTTTTATTATTTTTTTTTTCATATATTAAACCATTGTATAGTGCAATATTATCATTTTTTATTGCATTCATTTATTATAATATAAAGATATTATATTAAATCCCAAATGTTTATACGCCGGTAGAACCAAATCCTCCAATGCCTCGCGAGCTTACGCTTAGTTGTTCGGGTGTAACAATCTCAATAAATAGCGGACACAGTGATGGATGACAAACCTGTAACAAGCGATTAAACTTTTCAACAGTATAGAGTGCACGTTCGTTTTGCGCATCATTAACGTTCGATGTAGGAAGCATTCTAAATGCTCCGCGCAAGGTACCTCTATATCCCGAGTCAATAACGCCTACGTGATTTGCCAATATAAGAGGTGTTTTTGAAATACTCGAACGCGGATAGGAATAAAATCCACAGCAATCCTCATATTTTCCGGTAACAACATTATAAGGAGACATTTCAAATGAAACCTGCATATTAATCATCGTGGTATCATAACTGCGGTCAAAGACTGTATCTTCGGGTGTAAATATATCAAACCCTGAATCCGGGCAAGGCTCTTTCATTTTATGATTGTGTTTAATTACAGATTCTGTATATTTATCTTTAAGTGTTTGGTCATCACTATGGATAGCCATACGAAGAATCGCGTGAGGAAAACTGGCGGGTGGTGTAAACATAGACATAATAGATTATTATTATTATAGTAAATTATGTAAAAAAACATTTAAATCATTTTTACATAATATTATTTAAATTTCGATATACTCGTCGACAAACCCAAGTACAATGCTGGTTACGTCGTCACAAAACGTGTGATTTAATTCCGCTTTTGTTCTATCGATAATATTTGGAATACACATTTCTATCTTAGAAATCAAATTCGACACGATGTTGCAACTCGATTTGTATACGTAATGTGCAGTTGGATGTGTAACATTTCGATTAAACCTTACATTTGTTATATTTTGCACATTTTTACTTATATGGGTGAGTACCCCGTCAACCGAATTGTTGGTATCATCATAACCCTCTATATATGTAATTCGAATTGGGTTTCCATAATATAAGGAATAATCTATTTCGTTATTCATCTCCCATATCATGGTAATTATTAATTGTATGTAAAGAATACACACAGTTAATTAATCAATTTTTGTAATTTTTAGATACACGTGGCTTTAAGAATGCAAACGCTTATATTGTTTCCACGATATTTTTTCACCGTCATAACTCGGTTTCTTATCGTCCGCATATTTTTTATCGATTTTATTTCCCTGTCGAATAGCACTATCGACATACATTTCTTTCAAAATTTTACCAATGATTACAGAACCTTCGTGCTGGTCCATTTTACCGTCCTCTACCTGTTTCAGCGTATTTAAAAAATGTGACATAATTTGCAAATCAATTTCGCCCTTCACCACTTTGTGGAAAATATCGCTGTAATTAGTGTATAAAAACCTGGCACTATCAATGCATAACAAAGACAGTTCATTTTCGTCCATAGAAGGATGAGCAGTCTTTAAATTTTCAATAATTTCAATATCCTTAAAAATTTTAGAACTGTGTTTTATTTGACGAATGTTGTCAGTATTGTCGCCGCATTCCGATTCAGTAATCATTTTTTTCAATTGAAGTCGTTCATCGTCGTTCATATTATATAATATAATTATATTTAATGTTTTTATGTATATTTTATGAATATATAACATATACACAATGAATATAACTATCGTTTTTGGCATATTAATAATATTGTTCCTGTTTTATGTAAATCAACAATATATAAAAAACTTTAATATAGATGCAGCCATATACAAAATAAATAAGTGGCGGCGCAATATATTAAATAGATTATGGGTGCATTTTAATACTGATAAAAATACAATGTCTAAAACATACACGTCTATGACAAATGAGTTATACACTGAATTATTAAATTCAAATGTATCAAAAGACCGATTTTTAAGCTCAGCAAAAAAATATAAAAATAGTATATAATTATGAAAATGGAAATCGAATATTATATAGTATTAGTATTATTTGTAATTTTATTTATAGTGACAATGTGTAAAACACCAATATTTGTGCCGTATATGAAAGTAGATAATTTTAGTAAAAACTATACCTATGAGGGTTTTACGAATCCCAAAACATTAAAGGAACCAACGCATGGAAAAAAAATAGATGGTTTTTCTGGTTTTTACGATTTGACAGAAAATCATTACAAATTAGATAAACTCGATAGTTTAGACGGAAAAAAAACGTGTACCCCTAACAATTTGACAAATAGAAATGGTTTTTTATGTATGGATGAAACACATAATAAGATGTTACGTACACGCGGAGGAAATGATGTAGGTCAACAAATGGAAATATAAAAAGATTAATAATTATAACATAAAAAAAATATTATAATTATTACTATAATGCAGCTTGTTGAATATATATGGGTCGATGGAAATGGGCATATACGCAGTAAAACTCGGGTTTTATCAGGTTTAGATAATATACCAAATTGGACATACGATGGTAGTTCAACTGGGCAATCAATGAGTGATAATTCTGAGATAATATTAAAACCCGTGGCAACATTTAAAAACATTATTCATCCCTGTGAAATAACGTTAATTTTATGTGACACATATGACAATAATAATTGTCCAACCCCTAGCAATAATAGGTACAATGCAGTAGAGTTGTTTAATAAGAATAAAGAATGTGTCCCTTGGTTTGGATTAGAGCAAGAATATTTTTTAATGGAATTAACTACGAATTTGCCATTGGGATTTATAAACGCAGATAAACAAGGGCAATATTATTGTGGTGTAGGAGTAGATAACGCATTTGGGCGGGAATTGGTTGAAGAGCATGCAAAATTATGTCTGGAATATGGAATTAAATTGTCAGGTGTAAATGCAGAGGTAGCGCCTGGGCAATGGGAATTTCAGGTAGGACCGTGTACAGGTATAGATGCAGGGGATCATTTATGGGTAGCCCGTTATTTATTATATTATTTGTCGGAAAAGCATAAAATACGAATTAATATTGAACCCAAACCGGTAAGCGGAGACTGGAATGGTTCTGGATGTCATGCAAATTACAGTACAAAATATATGAGAGAAGGTTCTGGGGATAAAACCGGATTATATTATATTAATAATGCAATCGAGAAATTATCAAATAACCATATCGAACATATGACAGTTTATGGTGTAAATAATGAAGACCGAATGACGGGAGAACACGAAACCGCAGATTATAATGTATTTACCAATGGAGTAGCAAATAGAGGTGCGTCAGTTCGTATTGGAAATGATACATTAAAAAATAAACAGGGGTATTTCGAAGACCGTCGTCCAGGGTCAAACAGTGACCCTTATTTGGTGACAAGTAAAATATTTGAAACGACTATATTAAGATAATGGAAATTGATTTAAAATATTTTTGTATATCGATATAAAAATATTACAAAATGTGTGATGACGATAATAATTCCGTGGGATTATTTTCTCTTGTAAAACCATTTGACAAATGTGGAACATTTTTGCATGAAGACCACAAATTTAAAGAATCTCAACATTATTTTCAAATGTCAATTGAAATATGTGAAAACAAATCAAATTTATTAGGTTATGCAGATTTACTTGATGATATGAATGATTATGATAAATCGGTTTCGTTTTATTGGAAAGCCATTGCGGTGGATGATGAACCACCGTCAATGATACCACATTACAACTTAGGACAAACAATTTTATCGAAATGTGTAAACCAATATGAAAAAAGTAATTATTGTTCAATTGTAGGAAATAATATGATAGAAATATTGTTTATCAGTGCAGTTGAACAGTTTCACGTTGTATTTAATAATGAAAGAACAAATCGTAGACACTTATGCATTAATACATTAAACACGTGTATAAACAACATATTACCAATCTTACCAGATATAAATAATTACTATAACAAAGCGGGATATAATGAAAGAAAAAATCATTGTACTGAATTGGAAATGCATAGTAAATTAGAGAAAATACTAGAACTTATATACAATACAAATTACCAGGATCCAGATTTACGTGATAATATGTACACTACATTTAACCGATTTGTAACTAGTTGGAAAAATAGCATTGAAAAAATGTCTCATTACATTATTTACAAGAATAAGAAAAATTTGTTTGAAAAAATGAATTATTTTGACGATTGTTGCATTTGTTTGGAAAAATGTCTACATATAGATTTGCATTGTGGTCATACAGTATGTACGGACTGTTATAAAAAAATATATGAAGAACCGTGTCCAATGTGTAGAAGTAAATGTGAAATAGTAGATTAAATATACAATCCAAACAAGCTGGGATTAATTTTATCGTCTTTTTTTATCAATACATCAATATGTTCTTTCGTGACAGTAAACGGAAATTCCACTTTGATTTTAATATCATCGTCGAATATCTTATTGTCATTTTTCACAAGTCTGAACAGATTTAGTTTCGTGTAAATAATTTCCAAACAACGTTTAAGATTACGCACACCAGATTCCTTTTGGGTAAGGGTTTCAGAGTTGGCAATATGTTCGATTGTTTCGTCGGGAATAATGACCTCATCTTCTTTGAAGTTGACTTGTTCGCGAATTTTGGGAAGCAAATGCTTTCGTGCAATAATGAGCTTTTCCTTTGTATCGTATCCTTTGGTTTGAATACGATACATACGATCACGCAAAATAGGATTGATTTTTGATTCATCATTATAACTGAAAATAAACAAACAGCGGCTGAGGTCAAACGCAATATCGGAAAAATATTTGTCGTGATATTCTGAATTTTGTGACAGGTCGGTTAAGTGTGTCAAGATGCCAATAATTTCCTCGCCCTTGGGTGTATCACTAATTTTGTCCAACTCATCAAAATATATGACGGGATTCATACATTTGCTCTCCATAATGATTTGAACAATACGCCCCCAAGAACTGCCCTCATATGTATAGGAATGACCTTCCAAAAAGCTGGCATCGCTGTTGCCACCCAATGCAATAAATGCAAAATCGCGGTTCAAAATTTTACTAATGCCCTCCTTTACAAGCGTGGTTTTACCGGTACCCATTGGACCTTGAATTGCAATAGCAGTACCAACTGACTCAGGATTAGTAATCCATTGACCCATCATTTGCATAATTTGAATTTTCGCATCATTTAAACCATAAACACAGTCATCCAATGTATCTTTTGCAGTAGTCATAAACGTGTTACACTCCTCAATGCCTGATTTGAGGTTTACATCAAGTGATTTATAACTGTTAAATGGTATACGCATAAACGCGTCGACCCATTGTTTGAGTTTGTAATACTCGGGGTCGCCCGGTTCCATTGTTTTCAAAACATTCAACTTTTGCAAAGCAATTGCCTTGAACTTTTGCGGAACTGCTGAGTTTAGCAATGCGATGCGATATGGTTTATCAATGTTAATATATTTATTCAGGTCTTTGAGTTCATTCATAATGCGCATCTGTTCTTGATACGTCATCTTAGTCTTAAAATAATCGATTTCGTTGGTATATTTGTGCTCATTGTGAATAAGTTTGTGATATTTCTTCGCATTTTTAATACGATTTTTCTTTACAAGTTTTTTGATGTCACCATCACAATCGCGAATTGCCCGAATCAATGTTTTATTTTTAGGTTTATTTTGTAGTTTTACAGTGAGGTCTCTTTTGAATTCACACAAATCATTGTATTCGTGTGTAATGTCTTCCTTTGATTCATCATCGTCATCGGTGTTTTCTTGTTTGACCTTTTTTTGTTTTTTCTTTTTTGTAGCAGCATTCGATGGGATTTCGATTTTTTTATAGTTTTCTTTCATAAACGTTTCCTCGTCGCCACTGTCACAATCATCATCATCATTCTGTGAATTATATTCTTCTTCTTCATTGACCTCATCGCCCAATAATAGAATAACATTTCTGTCATCTTGTTCGTCATCGTTGTCGTCGGATAAATATTCTTCTGATTCATCGGAATAACTTGGACTACGAGAATCGTCGTCGTCGTCATCATCGTCGTCGTCGTCATCATCGTCGTCCTTCCGCTTTTTNTTTTTTTTCTTAATCTTATTTGTCATATACTTGGATGGAATTAATTTTGAAATAATGCGCTGAATATCATCGTGGTTCAACAGCTTTTTCGACCTCTTTTTCTTTTTGTTATTTTTGTCATCATCATCATCATCATCGTCGTCGTCGTCATCATCATCATCGTCATCATCATCATCGTCGTCATCGTCGTCATCGTCAGAATCCTCTTGGTCTTCTGTATCATCCTCATAATAATCT